GCCGGATATCCTGAAGGAGTTCGATGGCATGGTCGAGCAGCGCAAGGGACACGCTAAGATGGTAGCGCGGACGCAGATCAGCACGTTCAACAGTTTGACGAGCAAGATCAGGGCGCAGAATCTTGGGATTACGAAAGCGATATGGAAAACCGCTTCGGATGAACGGGTGAGAACATGTCACCAGGTTCGTGACGGGAAAGAATACCTACTAAGCGAGGGCTTATATTCTTCGTGTGACGGTAAGACGTTGCAGGCTGGAACAGATTATCAGTGTAGATGTACAGCTATATTATTGATTCCAGAAATGGAGGACTAAACAATGGGACGCTTTTCAGCTTCGGCGCGTTTTCTCGGCAGACACTAAACGATAAATAATTTGACATTGACTTGACAAGGCTACATAATAATTAAAATAATCATAGGCGGGTAACATGACAGCAAAGCTTCACAGACAATTTGCCGACATAACAACGTACTCAGACACCGAGCGCACAGCCGTATCTATTAGAGATGGCGTGTTGGAGTATCTAGGCGCTGAAATCGGCCTCGAACCACTAGACAAGATTTACACCGTCTACCGCTCCCCCGCAACAATCGCAAACGCCGCTTACGCAATGGCGGGCATCCCCCTGACCGGCGATCATGTCAGCCTTGACGGACCGGCCCCGATAGACGGAGGCCGCGTAGAGTCGTCTACCGTTATCGATCAAATCGACGAGGCGACCCATTCCCGACTTGCTGTCCAGAACAAACTGGCAGTAAGTGACGCACTACAAATCACACTTAAAGACAAGCGGCAACTATCCCTCGGATATGAAGCCGACCTTGTTCCTCACTCAAAATGGGACTACGAGCAGGTAAACATCATTCCGCATCACCTTGCGGCTGTATCGGACGGACGGTGTGGACCGCTATGCAGCTTTTTAGATCGCAAACCAAAGGAGAAAATCATGGGAAAAAAAGAAAAGGCGTTTTTTGACGCTGAAGGGCAGGTCAACTTGGAACAGATCGTGGAGATCGCCACGGCGCTTCCCGAGGTTATCAAAAAAGTTCCCGTCGATCAGCTCAAGAAAATCATGCCGTCGCTGCAACAGATCATGTCCTATGCCAAAGAACAAGGAGCCATGCCAGCAGAAGAGACGGAGGACGAAATGCCCGACGAAGAGTTGACCGACGAAGAGATGGCCGCCAAGAAAGAAGCCGAAGGGTCCGAAGGGGATAAGCCAAAAGAAAACTTTGCCGACTCCAAGAAGTTCAAGGACGCGGTAGCAGCCCAGTCCAAGAAGTTTGCCGATTCTGAGGTCAAGCGTTACGCTCAGGTCGTTACCAAGGCCCGGAACTTCCTTGATTCTGATTACGATTTCAGCGCCAAAACTGCAAACCAGGTTATGGCTGATGCGTTGTCAACTCAGAACGCCGATAAGTTTGAAGACTCTGAACTGCCGGTAGCGTTCAAGCTGCTGCGCAAGCAGAACACCAATTATTCACATTTCGGCGACACCAAGCCCGTCTCTGGTCTTGAGTCCCGAATCACCGCCGACTTAGGGGAGAAATAACATGGCCTTTAAAGACACCACACTTCAAGACAATCCTGATCTGGGCGCGGGCGAGGTCATTAAGGCCAGCCCCCACAACGTATCTGCTTTCGAGCTTTTCGAGGATGGACTGGTCGAAGGGCGCTTCTGCAAGTACGACGCCGGAAGCATCGACAATCTCGACGCATCGGCCACCCCGCTTATTGCGGGTATCGCACGGCGCAAGATTACCGGCGAGATTGGCACCGGCATTTACAGCACCACCGGCCAAGAGATTGACCAGGTTGCAGAGGTAATCAATTTCGGCTTTGCAACCGTTGCCGTTACCGACGCGGCTTCACCGGCCAAGTACGACGCTGTCAATGTTATCAACGACGGGACCGCCGACGCTGGCAAGGCAACGGAGGCGGCTGTAGCCGCTGGCATCATTTCCGCTGGCGATGTTGTATTTTGGGAACAGAAGGCTACCGGCGTTTGGCTGGTTCGCTTCAACAAATACCTATAAAAAGGGAGAAACGGAAAAATGAAACCTGATATCAAACGAGTAAAGTCCCTTTATGGGGTGCAGTCTTTCGACGCTGCGGCGAACTACGCAAAGAAGAACTTTAAGGACGCGGGGGGCATCATCCTTGCGCGGAACCTGGAGCATGTTAGCGCCGAGATCTTCACGCAGGAGTTCGCTGGCCTGACGTTCTTGCAGCAAGGAATCGAGATAAACAACGAGGGCGGGTATGCCACTAGCATTCGCAAGCTCAAACTGCGCACTGAGGGCGGCTTTCGCGAATCCGGCAGCAACACCAATACCACCGGCAAGATTACGCTGAGTGGCGAGGATGATTCCATTCCAGTTTTCACAATGGAAGGCGAGTCTGACTGGTCTGAGATCGAGCTGAAGCAGGCCGAGCTTGAAAACATCAACCTGCCTAGCCGGTTTTTTGAAGGGCATGCGGAACTCTACAACCGCAAGATTGACGACCTCGGATTTCTCGGGCAAGTCCGCGCCGACGGCAGCCAGAAAACCACCGGTCTTTTGAATTACGGCTTTACAAGTAACGCATCTGTCACCACAGCCGCTTTGTCGACCGGGCAAGAACTGTATGACGAGATTGCCGAGCTGATCACTGCGCAGTGGGCTGGCGTGCTGAACGTGGACAGCTACAAAGCTGACCGTGTGGTCATGCCGTCAAGCGTGTACAATACCTGTTCAGTCAAAATCCTGAACTCTGCCGGTTCTGAGATGTCCGTCCTGCGGGCGCTTCAGAGCAACTTCCCGACGGTCACTTTCGGCCTGACCACTAAGGCTGAAAGCGTGGGCGGTGATTCGATCACTGTAGCATTCAGCTCCAACCGTCGGGCCATCCAGTTCCGACTGCCGGTTCCATTGAATGTTTCCAGCGTCGATCAGCGCGGCTTTAAGTATTATGTCGAGTCTTACTTCGGCGTGGCCGGTCTGGACGTTATCGAGGACGACGCAGCTCAGATCCTGACAGGGCTATAGGAGGTTGACCCATGAGCATTAAGGACGACGCAGAGGAGCTCGGCATCACAGTTGACGATCAATGGTCTGATGATATGATTCAAGAGGCCATCGATGCAAAGCTGAATGAGGGTGCCGAGAATCCCAAAAAGTCTGCACAGAAGAAAGGCAAAAAGCCGGAGAAGGTTATCAACAATATCTCCGGGGTACGCTTTAAAGTGTATGGCCGCATCGTGCAGCCGGGAGGTTCGCATGAGCCGACCGCCATGGACCTGAAAGATGTGAAAGGCGGCAAACGGGTAGAGAACGCAATCAAAAAAGGTTACTTAAAGCGAGGCTAAACAATGGCAGTTGTTGACGATTTCAAAACCCGGTTTCCAGAGTTCGAGCCTACAACTGTCGATCAGTACATTCCAATTCTGGAACCGGTCTGGCCGTGCTACTGGGGCGGTGTATATACCGACCCCTGCGGTCAGGAGATTGTGCTGAACCTGCTAGCTCACTTGATAACGGTTGAGATATCAGCGGGCAGCGAGAACGTCAAAACAGCGCAGTCGAAATCAGTCGGCAGCGTGTCAGTTTCGTATAGTCAGGGTTACGCTCCAACGAGTGAGCGTAACGCCTGGCTGAAGACGACAAAATACGGAGCGCGCTATCAGCTTCTAACCTCCCGAAACGCTGGAGGGTTTTTCGTATGACCCCCGAGCAGATGCTGAAAAACACCGGTGCTTACCTCAAGAATCTTGAGAAAGCCAAACGCGGTCATGTTGCCGTGGGCCTTCCCGCCGAGGAGGTGGGGAGCACGGTTTACGCTGACGGACAAACCGTTGCTCAGGTGGGGGCTCAGCATGAATACGGTGCTGGCGTTCCCCGCCGTTCATTCTTGCGCACGCCATTCACTGCCAAGCAAGACGATTTAACCGCGGCTATCGCAAAACAGTTTGAAGACGTGTTCCAGCGCGGCAAGAAAGCTGAGCAGGCGCTTGGCTTGATCGGCACCGTCGCTGTTAATATCAGCAAGGGTGCGTTCACAACGCGGGGATATGGAGAGTGGCCTGATATTACCGACGACACAAAAGATGCCAAGGGTAGCAGCCAGGTGTTGATCGACACCGGCACACTGCGTAACTCGATTACATACGTGGTGCGCGGGCTATGAACATACTTGACGTATCCGACACACTCACCGAATGGGAGCGGCCAACGGTCATAAAGACCGTCACCGAGACAACGGTAGACTTTCAGCCGGTTGAGGCGGTCACAGGGCGCACTCAGAACTGCGTTATCCAAGTTGCCGAAAAGGAAAAGCTGAATCCGGCAACTATCGATTGGTCACTCGAATATCTGACGATCCACAGCAAGTCTGGAATAGAGATCGGTGAACTGATCGAAAACGAAGGACGGGATTTCACCGTGATAGATCGCGGACCATGGCGCGGCTACG